TGCTTTTGATAGAAGTCGTTGCGCTGATCAACCATTTCTGTTGGCGTTTTGCACAGCAACAATCCGCCCACTACGACGTTGTCTTTGAAACGAGCATTGTCGTTATCAAGATACATCGAGATTTCGGGATGATCCGCTGCTCGTACAGGTTCCCAACCTTCGCGGATTTTGGATGACACATTGCGTGGGTCAGCTTGACCCAGCGTACTGACACGAATCCAACGATAAGTATATCCGGGCTCAGGTGCAGGGTCAGGCAGTAACGTGGGCGGTGCCCAGCTACGAGGACGCTCTACTTTATCGCGGGTACTTAAATCACGGTTGTTTCGATTATCAGCCATTTTGTGTCATACCTTCCGCCACTTTCCGGGCATAAAGTTCCAAAGGAATCCTAAACTTCTTAGCAAGTGCCACTTGAGTCTGTGTCAGCGTGATTTTCTTTGGCGCAACGCTGCGACTTGCCGGGGCTACAACATTACTGCTCGTCCGTTTTTGTTTTTCCTCTGATCTTCCGCGCTCATCAGGAAAATGTTCAGGGAATTTACTACGTAGTGTCGTATTGATTACCTCGTAATACTGCTCTGAGGTAGGATCAATGCCTTCTTCGACTAACTGCTCATGCAGCCCCAGAGTGAAGGCAGTCATGGGCCGGTTAGGTCCAAACCACTGATTTTGCTTTCGCCATGCAAGTGCTTTGGAATCCGGCGCATTATCTGGAGCGGATTGTGGTTGCATGTTTACAGGAATTTCTCGTTCCTGTAAAGGGGCTGGTGTGAAGTTAAGAACTTTATCCAACCGCAATTTTGCTTGCGTTAATTCTTCTTGCGCTGCAACAATCTGATCAGGATCAAATGACTCGTATGCTTCCTTGTATTTTTTACGTGCTTGCTCCAACGCCATTTCAGCGTTTTGCTTTGCTGTACCTACAAGAAGTGTCGTGTGATCGCCCAGATTTTTCTTAAGATTTTTATTCTCTTCAATAATCTGCTGCGCAAACTTCAGCGCCTCTTCACGCTCACGCAACGCTGCTTCTTTAGCCCGACGTTCATCGTGGTAACCATGCGACAGTTTCTTAATACGTTTCTGTACACCCTCGTCGTATTTAGAAAGCTCGTCATCAGTTACTTCATTGACAGGCTCATCAAGTGGTTTACGTCCTTTATCCTGTTCTGGAGTGTCATCAACGACTTCAATCTCAATTTCAAAATCGTCGTTTTTACCCTTGGCTTCTTGTTTAGTTTCCTGCTCATCTGGAAATTTGTATTCAACTTTATCCATATCTCACCTCACGCACGTTGAATGCCACGGGGATCTTCCACCACAGCTTCGACAGAATCATCGTTAATAATCCGAAACTCGCGGTCGTGAATCTTGATGCGAGTGCCGGTGTTGGCGCGAGTAATAATAAAATCACCAGCTTTACACCACGGTCCTGTTGGAAACCTGCTTTGATCCGCATACGCCATATCACCAAGTGCTACAACGAAGAGCACGTTACTTAACAGCTCTTCATACTTGACGGTAGCGTCTGCTTTAATAATCCCGCTATCAAACTTATTCTCGATGTTAGGTAAGGTGCAAAGAATCTTGTAACCCTTAACAATCGGCAGTTGTTTAGCTTTTAGCTGAATATCTTCGATCACAGCTTGGGCTGTATCAGTCATTTTCAAATTCCTCATAACGTTGCACAAGGTCTTGTACTTCCATCCTTGCACGGCGCAGACCTTGGATTACGCCACACAAATTCTTATATTCAGCAAAGTCTTTACAGTTTCCTTCAGCCATTGCGTCACTTACTTCACGCTCTCGTTCTTTGAGTCTGTTAAATAAGTGATCTAGCATCTGCCGCTCATGGGTCATTAACTACCGCCTTTCATGCGTGATTTAATAAGATCAAGCTGTAGCTTGCGTTCGTTCTGTTGATTCTGGTTCTGAAGCCGTATGCCTTCTTTCTGTGCTTCTACAGCGATCCGCTGCTGCTCAACGTTCAACCGCTTTTCAGCAATCTGTGCATCGATAGCGTCTTTCTGCGCCTTGCGCTGCTGCTCCATACCCTTGATCTGCAACTCCTGCTGCTGCATCTGAACCAACGGATCTGCTGACATCTGCTGCGCTTGTTGCTGTGCAGCCTGAGCTTGGTGTATCTGTAGGACTTGTTGCGCTGCTTCGGCAACATATTTAGCCATCGCCAACTCCTCAGCTTCAGACACCTCTTGCTCTGGTCCGGGCAGCGGCGCACCCACCCGTTGTTCAATCTCTTGACGGTATCTAAACCCTAAGTGCTCAGCAACGTGCGCCATCATCGCGGCCTGCATCTGCTGCGCCATCGGGTTTTGTCCTATGGTCTGCATGATGCTTGGGTCTTGCAAGAAGGTCATATGTGCTGTGATGTGCGCCTGATGATCCTGATAAATAAACGCTTTTAGTGGAGTGCCCTTGAGCACATTCATATTCTCAGTAATAGGATCTTTGGGCTTCTGATCATCCGGCAGGGGTACTAATTTATCGGCGTTAGGAATACCCAACACATCCAACATCTGCCTGTGTAGGCGGGGCATGTCATATAACTGAGGCGCACCTTGCGCTAGCTGCAACGCAGCTTGATACTGCACAACCCGCTGAGCCATCGTCGAGGCGTTGGGGTCAGACACAGGAATAACTTCTACGATGTCGTAGTCCTCAGCCTTAACCTGCGGGGTGCCATCTTGCGGCACGTAGCTATAGTCGGGGGAGGTGTACTCCCTGATAATTTCTTTTAAGAGTTTGAACTCTTCTTTCATCGCTGCATGGATGCGAGCCTGCACAGCACCCATTGTTTTTAACTGCCGCTCAAGCAGAGCTAGCGTCGTACCCACCGGAGCCTGACTCGACATATCGCTGATCTTCATATCAGCCATACCACTGAGCCTTCGCGCTTCTTCGGTGATCTGGTTTAGTAAGGCGAGGAGTGTTGCGCTGGGTTCTTTATAAGGCAACGGCAGGATGTTGTCCCTGATCGCACCCCCCGGCACATCGACATCTCGCCATTCACCCGGAGCGATGGGCGTGTCATCGCCTTTGATCCGCAGTCCACGAGCCTTCAACCCACCGGGAAGATTAGATAGCGAACCCGCATCCACCAACTGACGAATCAGCATGGTGCCTGCCGTGGCGTAGCCACCAATAATATGAATCAACCCAAAGCCATAAGCTCCGAAGCCTGGGATGTACATATAGTGTACAAAGTGCTGACGCGCACGTTTCTGAGGGTCGTCTTCTCTGTAATTACGCCGTATGGCTAAAACTTTACTAGTGCCTTTATCAATGGTTATGACGTAAGGTAGTGGTAAATCTTCTTCATACCCCGGCAAGTCATACTCAATATGTACTTCACATATTTGATAGCGCTCGTCTTTAGTTTGCTCAACGCCTTCTTTTTGCGCTTTAGCTTTTTCAATATCCGTTTGATTCGCAAACGGATCACCAAGATCTATATCTCGATAAAATCCACTGTACTGCAACCGTTTAATATCGTTTTTAGTTTTACGCATCATGTGCGTAAGACGATCTGTACGGCGTATATTAGTTACGCCATATGGAAGAATGACATCTTCCGCAGGAATATAAAATGAAACCTGTCGTTCTAACGACGGATCATAATAAACTTTTTTAAATGACGAGCCTGCTAACGCAACGCCCCATAATGCGCGTTCATGTTCTGATCGATATTCAGGCATTTTATCGGTTAACTGATAATTCATATCAGCCTTCACGCGCTTACCCGCTTCTTCAATATCAGGGGTAAACTGCCCAATAATCTGCGTCTTTACAGGCCCACCCGCCGGAAATGTCTCCATGATGGACTCGCTCTGGAAACGAATCGCTGCTTCAGTCAACAGCGTAGAGAACACACCACACGCACCATCCCAAGGCTCAGTGACTTCGTCATAACGTAACCCAAGAACATCCAATCCTTTTACATAGGTATCAACCCAATCTTTGCGAGAGTTAATATCTGCCTCAATTAACTCCAACACGTCGCTGGCGATTTTCTGCAAATCATTTTCTTGCATAAACTCAGCTAGATTAGAGTCAAATGCTTCTTCATCCTCACCCCCCGGCTCAATCTCAATCTCAACCCCACCCATACCAATCGTTACGGACTCAGGGTCTTCGATCTCAATCTCAATCGGAGCTTCTTCAAGTGCCAAGGCTTCAAGTCCTTCGGGCATCTCGTACAGCGCTTTATCAATAGCCATGATCTGTCCTAACCTAAGTAATAGCCGCGTTTCTGTCCACGGAACCCACGGAAATAACGAATGTCGTCAGGCTCATCGTTTGGCAATGAGATGAACCCACCTTGTCTGAAGCGCAGCAGCGCCTGTGTCATCGTATCCACGTAGTCATCATGCTCTCCAACCGGGAAAGCTGCAACTTCTTCAATGACTTCTCTGGCCCAGCGCGTATCAGGAGCCCAGACTTTACCACTGGCAAATATATCTGCGACAGCATTAACACGCACGTGTTTATCGTTGCCCCGTGATGGGCTGAACTCCTGTATCGGCACCCGCGTACGAGACAATTCTTGAAGGAGGGGAGCCCCTGCTGCTTTCTTTTCAATCAGCACAATGTCGGGCTCATACTCGTGGTACATCTCCAGCGCTCGTTCTTTGAGCTGCGGAAAATTCATTCGCGCTTTAAATGCGTCAATCAATATAATATTAGGCGCACCACCATCCTCGTCGTTATACCAAATACCCCACGTCGTACAGGCTGTGTAGTCCGAAGAAGTTTTTGTTTCATGCGCCGTATCCCACGACTGAATAATATATTCACA